TGCGAATATCTGATCGCTGTTTCAATCCCTTTAGTCCAGAAAAAAACAATTCATCAACAGGTTTATAATCCGAATCGGTGATTACCGGTACAATATTTAATTTCGGAAGTATATAACCATAATCATCATATTCTAAATCAGATGGTTTTTGGATAGCCATTGCCCACGAAGATAACCACCTGAAATATTCCTTTTGAGCATGGTACCTAAGTCGCCATTCCGTCCCGTGTTTATTACTATGCTTAATTCTGATAATATCATTATTCCCGTTTCCGGTAACTATCTCGCTTGTTTTATTGCTATTCACAAAATAGGCCGATAACATTTCAGCGGTTGAACAAATACCTAAAAACTCTGCATGATTGCCAAGTTCCGTATAATCATTTGGGGCAGGTGTAGCAGAACAGCAAAGTTTATATTTTATTGGTTTAAAATATTCTATGAGTTTTAGTCTTGTTTGTCCGCTTATTGATTTCAAAATTGAACTCTCATCAAGGATTATCCCGTTAATAGATTTACATTGATGAAAATTATCAATGTTTTCATAATTGGTTATGAATATTCCGTCTGTAATTTCTGATTGTGATCGTATATATTTTACATCAATATTTATCTTCTTTGCCTCCCTTATTGTCTGTCTGGAAACAGATAGCGGTGCAAATATCAAAACATTACCACCTATCAATCGGCCCCATTCAAGTTGAATAAAAGTCTTTCCTAATCCCGTATCAGCGAAAACAGCAGAACGACCTTTTTTAATTGCCCACTTAACTATGTCTTTTTGAAAAGAAAATAACATAGGATGAATCATATCCAATTCAATATCATGCCCGACTGATGTAACCTTTTGTTTTTTAGTATTTAAAAATTCATTGTAATTCATAATATTCTGTTTTTAAAATGGCAAGTTTTCTTCTCTGATTACTGTTAGTGATTCATTGTGATAAAGCGGAATAGTAAACAATGCCCCGTTCCTGTCCTTCGCACAGTCAATAAGTATCATCCCACTGGAAGGAATTTCATCCTTGTCGATTACCAGTGACTTGATACCGTAGACGGCCGGACGGAATATAAAACAGACAATATCCGCATCCTGCTCTATTGCTCCAGACTCCCGCAAGTCCGCAAGTCTGGGCCTTTTATCTGCCCTGTTTTCTACTTCCCTGTTAAGCTGTGACAATGCTATGACAGGGATATTAAACTCCTTTGCTATGCCTTTCAGCCCCCTTGATATAGTTGCTACTTCCTGCTCCCTATTTCCGGCCTCTGCTGTCATAAGTTGTAAATAGTCAACTATGACAAGTTCTACTCCGTGCTTCAGAATCATCTTCTTTACCTTGCTCCGTAGTTCCATAAGAGATAGCCCCGGTGTGTCATCAATGATGATAGGAAGTCCGGCTATGTCATTGCTCTTTAGTGCAACTTCCTCTAAGTTTATCTCTGCGTTTCTTATCTGAACATTCGAATAACCTGAAACAGATGACAGGAACCTGGCCGCTATTTCACTATCTGACATTTCAAGTGAAAACAACCCGACAGGATGATTAAGCCTTGCCGTGTTAAGTGATAAAGCCAACGCCAATGCTGTCTTACCCATCGACGGCCTGCCAGCAACGATGATAAGATTCCCCGGCTGCCAGCCCCCTGTTTTTCTATCGATAGATGTATAGCCTGAAGGAATACCTATCAGTGACTTTTGCTTAGTGAATATCAGTTCAACATCTTTTAACAGTTCATCAATACAGGTGCTTATCTGTCGTGATTCTTTTGACTGTGTGAAGTCAGATAGTTTGAATAAGGAATTTTCAGCGTGTTCAATGACATCGCTTATGTCTTCCATGTATGCCTTATCTGATATTTCGTAAGAGATACGGATGTATTCACGGAGTAGATATTTTTCTTTTATCAGTAGTGCATACTGTTCCGCTTGCTTATCGGAGAATATCTGTTCGGTAAGTTTTGTTAGATACATGAAGCCCCCGGCATATTCCAGTTGCCCCGTCTTGCGTAACTGTTCTGCTACCGTTATCATGTCACAAGCACCCTTAGAACTTACTTCTATCATCGCAGTAAATATCTTCTTATGCTTGTCGTCGTAGAACATTTCAGGCTTTAGCCGGATGCTGTTTATTGTGTCAGGATAAACAAGACATATCCCTAAGACTGAAGTCTCAAGTTGTAAGTTGTGCGGTGGTATTCTGTCTGGTGTTATCATTTGTCTGGGCCGGATGAAAAGTGTGGAACTAAAGGAATAGGAGTAAAAGGCTTATTGTTTTTTAAAGGAAATAAGCCCGAATAGTTATTAGCAAAGGAATATTCTACTATTGCATTTGCCTTTTCAGGATTGTCGTCGGAGAGTTTTTTAAGATTTCTATAACAGGCTTCAAGTGATGTCTGAGTCTTGTAAGTTTCCTTGCGTTCTTTTTTATACTGAAGCCAGGAATTGAATACATCTTTGAACTGTTCTTCTACAAAATCAAAATTGAATTTTTTTGCACCTTTTTTTTCTTCTTTATTTATATCTTCATTTTCATTTTCCATACGTTCATCATATGATTCACATATGATTTTCATATCTTCTGTTTTTGTCTCTCTATTTTTCCTTCTACTCTCAGAATAATTGATGCGTTTTTCACGTTCTATTTTCATGCGTTGCTGATAGTAATTGCCGTTCTCATCCTGTTTTAACTTCTCCATGATAGCACCCGGCACTTGGTTACATCTGCATATCCTTTTCAACTGAACTTCAGTCAATGCTCCTTTATCGGCCTGATGACAAAGGATGCGGATATACTTGCCTACTTCATCATCTGTCATAAACTCAGTGCCGACTAAGAAGTCCTGAAAGTAAAATAGAACGGCGGGGTCTTTCATAGTACAATTTTTTTTGCGCAATATTTATCAGCGTCTTCTATCGGTAAATAAAATTTTTTTATTGTCGCCATTTGACTTTCTTCGTAACGGCCGGATTTATGAAGCATCTTTAAAAGGCTTTTATTGAATATCCAAAACATTTTATAATTGCCTTGTATGTACAGCCAAGAATTATCATTTCTATAAATTCCACTATCAACATAATTCATGTTTTTAGCATTCGTTTTTTCAGCTATTTCAATGCTAAGTCTATTAGTGGCAACTGTATTATTATCTCCGGTACATCTTGCATCGTATTTAATTTCAAATCCCTGTAAATTTTCTCCTACCTTGTATTGAAATTTTTTACTATTAATGTTTTGAAGAATAATATTTTGCTTTGCCAGTTCCATGCAAACAAAATCCTGAAAGGCATTTCCTACCTCAAAACTGTCATCATGCCCGCTATTATCCTTACTGTAATTAGGCTTCATTGCCGAACACGTCCCATCCCTCAGCTTTGTTTCTTGCAAAAAGTTCAATTCTTCGTCCATGAGTGTATAATGTATCAATGATATTTCTAAATATTTCAGGCTTAGATGAGTGTTCCGTTCTCTCGATAGATTGAACACTATCATATAGTTTGATATTATCAGGAGTACAGGCACCCTTTGTGCATACAAGTAATATTTCATGGCGCACTGAGTTATAGTGTCCCATGTTGTGTTTTACTTTATCCCAGATAAATGATGCTTTATAGTTGAATCCCCAGGCATCAACTACTTTAAAGGAATCTCTCAAAATAGGAGAGGTAACCCATAAAAAAAGTACTGCATCATCTTCGGTTAGACTTTTAATATCCAATGAACATATTTCATCTAATGACATAAGCTGATAATGGTCTGCCTGTTCTGTAAAATATGAAGGCATTGAGTTACCATATTCCCAAGGAGGATCAGCATAAATAACACGGTATTTCCCCAATGGAAGTTCGGCAAAACTTTTTTCTACTTTATCCCGCCTTATTTCTTCCCTTAATTCCCGGACTGACAAATTTTCCTCAACAGCTTTATTAAGAAATAATTCCTGTTTCTCCGGCGGCAGGCTGGCAACTTCTACATGATGACTGAATGATAATTCCGGCAGACGTCTGCCACTTTCTATTTTTTCAGCAGTCTCTTTTACAAGTCTCAGAGTTCTGTCAGCGTATCCCGTCTCCTCTGCGATGTCATCATACATACCCCATTTCTGTTGGCGGTACGCAAGACAGTCACCTATCCAAAACTGAACACATCCTTCAACTTGTTTTAAAGCCTGAAATACTGACATCCATTCATCCTTTGATACATCTCTTTTAAATGTCAGATTAGTTTTGTTCAGTTCACAAAAGCTTTCTATTTTTGCTAATTCTCCCATGTAAAAAAAGTTAAGCCCCCACAGACAGCAAATCCCCAGATGCCGTAGGAGTTGAACTTCTCCAGTCTGAGGATTGCAGGAGCCTGTGAGGGCTATTGTTAATACTATAATTTGAAAAGTAGTACATTGTTCATTCTATTTTCGGCACAACAAATATAACTATTATCTTTTACAATAGAACTATCTATATGTATTATTTTCAACAAAATTATCAACTATTTTAAACTGATGCCCGTCGACGCATTCATAGTTCCCCGGTTCCTCGTAGTGGGCTAACGAGTAGTCGACATAGACCGTTTCTCGTCCTTCCGGTTCAGGGATAACTAACCGGCTGATGCGGTAGACTTCGGTGTTTCCACAGATGGGGCATTTAATTTGTGGTATCATTTTAGTAGGGTATTTCGGTTTATTATCTCATCTCGCATCCACATTGCCCCATCATAAAAAGCAATAAAATCGGGCTGTTGTAGCATTTGTTCTAAATCTTCTCCGCCCTCCTCAGTTGCATAAAGCGTTGACCTGTCTTCTATTTCACCATCACTCGGCACATCAAGCGGAAGGGCAAGGATGGCATCTATTAAGGGTTCAATTTCAATTTGTTCAATAAGATTATCGATCTCATCCCTGCCGGTTGATATATCATTACCAGATGATAAATGATCAACTAATGGATACTTATTAGTATCATCTTCTTCCCAATAAAGTAATTTGGCATGAAGTAGATCATCCCTTATTTTATCGTAAATTTTATTAATTATCTGTTCTCTTTTCATCTCTCAGTTTTTTAAGTTTGTCAGCCAATATCTTTAACTCCGGCAGGTGTTTCTTTTTAAACTCTGCGTAGCTTAGAATCCTTTCAAGGATGGCTATCTGTTTTGTTTTGTTGTCTTTCATTGTTATTTCCTTATTTTGTAGGTTATGTCCACCTTTAGTAGACATATAAGCAGTTATGTGTAATGTTAAGAAGCATCCGTGCAACTTTGAAGCACTTCAAAACATAATTGTTCAGGTATTCTACTTCTTTCATAATGTCCATTCTTTCCTTGCGTTCCTGTTTTTGCTCCACGCCTTGCACTTTCGTGGTGGCAATGTTTATCAATTATATTCCCTTGTTTATCGTACTTGTAATTGTGGCATTCAGGTCGTGGAGTCCAAGTTTTTGAGTTAGTCCATATATCAGTCGGCTTGGCTCTATCATCACCATATTGGCAATACCAAACTGTATGCCTTTTAAATTCTTGCATCCATTTCATGTGCCTTAACATACCTCGTGGGTTTTCAATAAAAAACACCATGTTTGGGTTTATTACTAACCATTCCTTTATTAAACCAATAAAATGTTGGTTTACTATATCACACTTTTTAGCGTAATCGCTTTTAGGTTCGGTTTTATTTCTATGCGTACTTATAGCTGCAATAGTGTAAGTAGTGCAATCAGGCGAAGCCCAAACCACATCGGGTATAAAAGGCACATCTTCTTTTTTGAGTTCTCCAATATCAATTGAAAGGTTAATGTTTTCGTATTGCTCCCAATCAACTGAAAAAACATTCATTCCTAATTTATCGGCAACCTTGCCAATACTTCTCGATCCTGCAAATAATTCTAATATATTCACAATTAATAATTTACTAATAAAACACTACACATAACACCGTGCATAAGCAATGGCACACAAGCGTTTCTGTTAATTTGAAAGTGTGTGCAAGTGCCACTGCTCATACACAAACCGTTGTACCCCATTTAAGGACGCAAAGCACGAACGACCTTGCATTTAACTATCCTGTATTTTTCATTCTCAAATTCAGTTCTTTTGAGCCTTGAAAAATGATAGTAAAGGGCATCTTTTTTCAATTCTGTTTTCGCACAGATAGCGGAAACACTCCCGAAAATATCAGGAGTGTTTGTTTGCTTATTTAAGAACCAAAACACTTTGTTAAAATATAAATTGTTCATCTATTTTTTGAACCTTCACGTATGGACAACCTGCAATAGTTGGATTCATTGCATAAAATCCAAAATCATCATTTCCCCTAACTTTTGAATATTGTCTAACATTTCCTTGAAAATAAGCAACATTACCAGCTTCGGGTAAACTTAAAACTTCATTCATGCTTTTTCTTGAAACAGAACCATCTTTGTTTATTTTTACGGATTTCATAGTTGTATATTTTAAAATTAATTTATAGTTACTATATCATTTTTTTCAGCAAACCAGTTGCTTACTACGTTATCGTTTATTTGCGATTTTGGGATCCACATTTTGTCATTGAATAAATAGTACCCTGTAATTCTATTCAAGTCCTTATCACATGAATCAGCCTTAATTGAGCGGGTAACGCTTACATAAACTGCTTTGTCTGTTTCTTTTTCAAAACTTTTGACTTTTAAGTCTTTTTTAAGTGTAGTTGTAAATTCCATTTTGTTTGTTTTTTGTTTGTAGCTTCATTACTACCCTACAAATATACAAACATATTTTGTATTCACCAAATATTTTTACAATTATTTTCATTTTTTTTGTAATTTATTTTTATTCTAAATAAGAACGCAAAGAAAAACGGGGCATAACAGCACCTATAAGCAATACAGCCAGATACTTACGTGCATCCATGAAAAATACTGCAAGGCTGTACTGCTCATACACAAACCGTTATCGGCAACCTAAAACGACAACATACACTTGTCCGATATGATTAATTTTAAACGCCATCACTCAGTCGATCTAACCACGCTGCCGAGAACCTCCATAATACAGTCCCATCGTCCCTCGTTATCACACAATTCTTCCCGCCATCAGCTGGGGATAATTCCGCCTCTGTGAAAGGTATATCATTATAAGTCGACCTATATTTCACAAACAGCCGATTTCCATTCTGCCTTAGCTCCTTCAGAAATAATTTATTTCCAAATTTATCCGCTGGTATGCATGCTATTGTTGTTCCCATAACTTCTATTTAAAACTAATCATATCAGCAAGTTATATCCCATTTATTTCATCCTTACAAAAAGTCCTTATACTCACCCGCCAGTCCTCGGAGTGAAAAGCCAGCCGTAATGCTTCAATGAAAAGTCGGATTATTCCGCAGTGTACGGACTTTCTCTTACCGTTCAGTTCGATAGTGTAGAAGTGTTTCATTTGAGGTAGTTATCAATTATTGTTTTTGCCATGTCAAAACCGACAGCGATGTCAGCACAATAGCCCAGGTCTTCCAGCTTATTTATCATCTCAATTTGTTCAGCTATATGAGGTGTGGCCGGTTCCCAATTCTTGTTATAAAGCTTCGTGCCTTCCTGTTTCAGTTCAATGAATAGTCCATGATAATCCTTCCGGGGTTCGTAAATTACTATATCAGGGAAGCCCCTGCCGGAACGCAGTGACTTCAGTGCGACAGCTTGCCCGACAGTTAACTTTGTAGCCCCTGATAAGTCGGTATTGAATATCACATCCGGGTATTGTAAGCGGATATAATCACATACCGCCCGGTGTAATGTTCTTTCACTCATTATTCAAATAGTTTTGTTTGTTCTTCCGGTCCCGGTATGTACCCGTTAAGGTATTCCGAGCAATAGTTTCTGATAGCGTCAATGTAGGCCATCATATCAGTAGTAGTAAAGTTTCTTTTCAGGTCTGGGATGTTCTCAACTTCTCCCGTGTTACGGTTGACTATTTCCCTGTTGGCAAACTTCGATTTCCAGAATACATCTACTTCGTCAATGGTTGCCAGTTCCCATCCGGCATCAAGAAGTAACTTTTGCGACAGAGGATAGACACAGGCAAAGAGATACCCTAATTGTGGATTTGATTTTTTACGCTTATATTTTTCAATAAGAAGACGGTACTTGCCCTTCGGTAGTTCAGTCAGCCCCTTGTCAAGATCTGCCCTGTTAACTATCCTGAAGGCTTTCCCGTCTTCCTTTATGCAAATGTGTTCGAGTCTCACAATACACACTTTACTTTGGTTTTACTTGTCTTCGGAGGCCGTGTAATGAATACACCCGTGTCAGGATCAACTATCCCGGCATCGTAAGGAATGGCCTGTAAGAACTTCTCACGCTCTTTAAGGCGTTCTGATACCTCGGTGGACTGTTTCTTCAGGTCAAACCATTTCGGGTCGCCTGAGGCTTCGTAATCGTACCGTGTGCCTACCTCTGTCTGCATCAACTTCGCCCCGGCAATCTCAACAACTTTTTCTTTGCCGTATAGCTGAAGTTCCTTAACAAAGAGGCGGTCCAGTTCTTCATCTTTTAGGATGTCTTCAATAAGTTTCTCGATAAACTTCAACTGGACAAGTGCCTTGAGCGGATCTTCATTGCCCGCTAAGATTTCATTCTTTAGTTGTCTGGAAAATGATTTGATCTGATCCCTGTTTGAGGGAAGAATCGAGAGGGTTGAAAGTGCTGTTTCCATAATTCTGTTTTTTTAAAAAGGTAAATCACTAACGTCTTCACTTGTTGCTGGTACCGGTTCTTTCGGGGTGTAGTACTTTGCACTCCCGATATAGATTTTATCTTCGCCCTTATCAACTGACTGCTCAATCGACATATCATTGCCGAACTTATCCGGGGCGTCGTTAATCCAAATGGTAACATCCATCCATATTCCTTTTTCTCCTTTAAAGAGTTTCTCTTTGTCAATCTTTGAAAGATTGATTTTGCCGAATAGTAGTTTACTCATGTATAGCTGCGTTTATTAAAAGTTTCTCAGTTTTTCCGTCAATGATGTATTTCTTTGTGAGGTCTGTTATGTTTCCCCCGTCTGATACATACTTAACCGCCTTATCCCAGTTTACATGGTCGGGAGTAAGTAGGTCTTTTTGTATAGGTGTTTCTTTTGCTTTTACCGGCTGTGAGGCTTTGTTTGCATCGTCATCTTCGTCAATGTTGAGGCCTAATACAGCCCCCAGGGCGTATCTTCTCTGATAGGTGATAACAGAACCCGCTCCTTGAGGATCGTCTTTTGTAGGCTTCATCTCGTAGCTCTCCGCAAGGTATTCACCTGAAGTGTGCATAAGCATTGTCTCAAGGCTGTGAACACCTTTAGGAAACTGCACGAATGAGAGTCCATTATTTGCGAGTGGTTGCCGGATGACATCAAGGATGTCGGCAAGGGTAGCGTACTTAGATTTAAAGAAAGGGTTTGTCGCTCCTTTTTTAATCTTCTCAACCTCTGCCTGGAATTTGCACAGGGCGTTGGCGAGTTCTTTGATTGATTCTGATTTTTCCATTGTCTGTTTATTTAATTAGCGTCAAAAAGTTTCTTCATTTGAACATCAATCTCAGGTGCGAAGGATAATGCCGTTGGCTGGTATTTCAGCCGATAGCCGGTAGCGTCCATTGTCTGAATGATGATAGCTATTGCCTTGTCCTGTGCCAGTGATTCGGCTTCGTCAAAGTCTGAAGTCGGGACGTCGACTGTTAGTGTGAATGCCATGTCTACTTTCATTGTCTTATTGATTATCTTCAATAATTTCTTTGAGAGTGATGGCAATCAGTATAATCATTTGCATGATTGACATCATTATCCAAAGGGCTTCCCAGTAAATATCTTTTTGGGTAGCATAAAATATTGCCATGCCAATAAATACGATTAGTGCGATTATTGAGGGTACTTTTTTCATTTTTGTCTGTTTATTTAATTAGCGTCAAAAAGTTTCTTCATTTGAACATCAATCTCAGGACTGAAGGATAAAGCCGTTGGCTGGTATTTCAGCCGGTAGCCGGTAGCGTCCTCTGTCTGAGCGATGATAGCTATTGCCTTGTCCTGTGCCAGCGATTCGGCTTCGTCAAAGTCCTCGGTAGGAACATCGACTGTTAGTGTGAATGCCATTTCTACTTTCATCACACACCTCCTCTTTTAACCCCTCCGCATGGGCATCCGGGATCTGAACAGTTACATCTGTCATAATCATCATAGTCAGTTGCTTCTTCGTCTTCATCAGGCCACTCATTAAGGTCCCAGGGTGAAGGTCTGTCATCGTAGTCTGGTTCAGCGTGGCATCTTGCCCATCCCGCTGCACCATCTACTGTAGATGTCTGATAATCTTCTTTTGCCATTTTTTATCTTTTTGAAGTTATGAATTTAAAAAACATTATCCAGTAATACACAAGTGCCGACATTGCTATTATAGCAAACGGAACGGCTAACGTCTTTATTATTTCCATTATAGTAAATTTATTTCAATCTTACCTCTTGTAAAACTTATATATCCCATTTCATCATTTACCTTAACGACAAAACGATTATGGATAGCCCATTTGACAACTTCCTTGTCGAAGTTACCCTGAAGTGTCACGTTACCCCACCGGGTTATATTGATGGAGTAAAACTTGTTGAGGTCTAATAACTTGCCTATGGCATTAAGCCTCCTGAGTGCCTGTTTTTGGTTTTGTGGTGTGTCCATTGTCTGTTATTTTGTTTCCTGCTGAAGCCCGATAACCATAAGGTAGTAAGCCATTTCCGCTTTAGTCTTCTTTACTCCTGTCTTTTCAAGAGTAATCATATACTCCCGCAGCTTAAGGTCAAATTCCTTTGATATGTAAACCACCATTCCAATCTGATCATCCATGTTTTTAAATATTAGTTGATACTATTTGAACACAAATATATAATTAATATTTGAAATACAACTATCTTTTAGCAATTATTTTCAAACTTTAACATTTGCAGAAAAGTAAATATGTTATTTGGATTTATACCCGATAGGACATCAGATATATTTCAGGGAGTTAAGATAGGGGGGGAAAATCGTTGTCAAACAATTCGGAAACAAGTCGGGATTTTCATAAAAATAATCCATAGATTCAATACTTGACTTTAGCACACAATATGTAGTACCGGAATCAAATTTAATCACAATATGGTCGTGGTTTTCGGTTATTACAGTTCCAATCATGTCTTTATTATACCTGACTCTTTTTATCATTAGAGTTAGATTTTATGTTATTAATATATCCAACATAATGTTTTTTTAATTTTCTCCATTCTTTTATGGATAGATATTTGCCGAATAATATAATTGATGATTCGGCCTTTATTGATTTTATTTTTGGCATTTCTTAATGTTATTAAGCCAGTGATCAAAAAGTTCATCAATAGTATTAAACTCAGGTAATCCAATAATAGGAGTCATTATTTGCTCACATAAACCACCCCAGAAATATTCGAATTTCATGAACCACAGAATAAATTCTTTCATCATAGAAGCTATCTCTTTGGCCTTTGCAGTATTAGAACATAAATTAATCAACATTCTTCCTCTGTATCCTGAGTAAAGTTGTATTTACACTCAAGGTTTTTATCCCTTTCAAGTATTCCAAATATTTTTTCTTCAAGTTTCATAGTCCTAATTTAATAAATTTAATAATTATTCAATAAAGGTTTTTATCCCTGATCTTACTTTTTTGATCTGAGATTTTACAGACAAATGATTAGTTTGCCCCAGAACTCAACAGGAGAACGCCCCTTCAGTTACACACCTACCACGCCTCCACTCCCTTGCTTCAGCACTAATCATCAGGTCGATAGTTGTCACCTTTAAGACAGAGCCACCACTAACCTCCGCAAGTTTGTTTATCTTGTTCCTCTGTTTTTGTTTTTCCCTCGAATCAATCAGGGACGGATTAACTGTGTCAAAAAACCCGTGTCTCAATCGGTAAAGGTAACAACCTAAGGGAATAGGAATTGTTCCCGACAGAGAACACGGGCTATATTTTTTAACCGTTAATATCTTGTTTACCCCTAACATTGTTACCTTTAATAACAAGTCAAAGATACGAAATAGAAAACAATAGAACTATAATATATCTATTGAAGTTATCAACCACATATCAACAAAAAGAGGGTGTGGAAAAACAGCAAACCACACCCTCTCGGACAATGAAAACGCAAATCAGAAATTGATATTTGCCCCAACGAGCAACCCTATCTTTTTATCATTGAAAATATACACCGGCCCGGCTGTCAGGTTATAAAGGTTCGCCAGTATTGCTAACTCCATACCTGTTCGCACCGTTTCGTTAATCTGAACTTGAGTAAGCACCGCAAGGTTAACACCCCAATCGCTGATAGGTGTCCCGTCCGGTAATGGCTTATAATGCTTCCAGCCGACAGCCCCGCCCACACCCGAAAGGAACTTTGTCTCAAAGACACTCGCTTCCTTGTTATAGGTTATCTCTGCACCGGAAACAACTGCATCCAGGCTCCAGAGGAACACCCCATTAACGGCCTTGTCGGAATCTGCCGAAGTGGGGAATATGTCTTTCGGGACATTGCCGAAGATGACAAACTGAGCCGAAAGTCCTGCACAAAATGCCAATGCGAAAATTATCGTTACGAGTTTCTTCATAATACATATTTTTTATTGACCCATATTTCATGGTCAGTATAGTAAATCATTTCAGTGAACTGTAAATTCCATGTTAACAGTGAACTATTGGTTGCCCCCACTGGTAAAGCGGATATGGATTATAAGGCATATAAGGGACGGGATCGGGTGAAAACTCTGTCACAGTAATAACCCCCGTTCCCTTACATACAGGGCAAACTTCATCTATCGGAGCCGCTGTTGTACCGGTAGAAATTGAGGGGGCAATCTTTCCCTTACCCCCGCAATGTTTACACACATCAGGATACATCCGTGTCATTCTGTTTGCCCTCCCTTAAAGAATAACCCTATCAGGAACACAACCCCGGCAATAACTGAAGAAACACCCGTAATAAGGCTCGTAGCCACAGGCAAACCCTCGGCACTCTGTTCAGGTGTTATCACCCCCAGAGAGACGAGAATTGTGAAGATGAGGCCGACAATCGCAACTGCCGTCTGCACCCACCCACTTGAATAAGATTCCTTAAAACTTCTTACTTTCATTTTGTTAATTAATTAATTACTATTTCAATAACCTTTGCAGGTTTCTTTTCTGGTCAATGATTGTAAACATATTCAGTTCATCAATCAGGGATAACAACTTCTCTTTTGATGGTTCCGGTAAATGATTCCCCTTGCTGTCTGCTCCTATATTAACTTTTAAAGGCCCGGCAAACTTAATCATGCTTATCATTTCATAAGGGTCAAAATCCATTATAGGTTCAATAGTGACTTGCTTCTCGAATGCCTGTATTTTATTCATGGCAGAAACCCTTAGTTCAGGGTGTGGACTATTGTGCATAATATCAGGATACCACCTGTTTGTTTCGATCGTAGTACACAGAATAGAATCCTTTGGGAAGTCGCCCAGAAAACTCAAATATCTATCAGGGTTTTTTGTTTGGAAAAAATATTCATGTTGTGGATTCTTGTGACATTCTTTTAATATACGCTTGATAAATATCCACGAAACATTATTTGCGAATAGGTCATTTTGAGCACAAACAAATATTGTGGCCGGTTTCTTTGGTAACTTAAAAAGGTCACTGTATAATCTGGGTTTATCCGAATATTTGTCTGCCATAACAGGAAACCGCTTCCATTTCTTTGTGGAGCAATATGAACAATTGTGCATACATTCGCCCCCTAATGGATTCCACGGCTTCGCCCATTCATACATATTGCCCTTTGATTCATTCGACGCCATTTCTGTTTTTTCTGCAATTTACAAAATAAATGTTAACTACAAATAATACTGTAATCTTTTACACTTCTTGATTTCATTTTACTAATATTAGTTTATTAAATGCGCATTGCAATTTATACAATATATCTATCTATAACTATTTTACAAGCCAAAAAATATTAACATCTTGTCAAATAAATACTGTTTCGTTAATCCTGCATTCTGGGCCGGACAGTTCCGGTATCTGCTCAAAGGAATATTTCTGAAGCAGGTATCTTGTCTGAATCAGTTCATCCGCATGGGTAGTGTTCACATTGAAGCTTTTCAAATCGAAGTAGGTGAATGCTCCATTTGCCCGTCCTGAAAACATGGCATCTGCTGAAGTTTGCTCCTCACCGCAACCGGAATAGATAAGCCATACCTGACCGGCATCAGTTTTCCCCATATGGTTTACGGGACGTTTTAAGACAGGCACGCCTTGAAGTGGCATGAACCTACTCTTAAAGTAGTGCGGGTTCATCTTACGGCTCCCCAAGTCACCGGAGAAGCAACTGTCAAACTTAGCCGTCACACGAAGCCCGACGGGAGTCATCAACTGAAGCCTGTATATCTCGTCGTCAATTAACGGCCCATTCCAGAGATATAACGCCTCGTTGTAACCATTAGCCTCAGTAGCAGACGGGATCTGGGTCCCATGTCCTGAGTAGTGTATATAAAGGTGTCCCTGCTTCAGCTTTAATAGGACATTTTCTATCTCAGACACAAACCGTCCTGTCGTCACCTCGGAGTTGGTGAACTTGAATATCTGAAAATCCGGAAACTCCTTTTTTAGTTTCGTAGCCACGTCATCAATATCATTGATGCACCCCCGCAGGTCGTTACCGCTTCCGGGATAGTCATTGATGCCGAATAATAAAGCAACCTTGTCACTCATTATTTCCTGTGGTTTTTTCCTCCAGCACATCATTTTTCCTCCTTAATTGTCGAATTAATTTCTTTACCAGCTTGTATAACTTAATCCCGTTCACTAAAACGGACACGAAGTTTATTTTGACAGGCGGTTTCATATCACATGAAGTTCAAACACGTTTTCAGTTATCGTAGCAAGCAGTTTATTCATTGCCGTCGTGCTGTCGCTCACATCCTTCATCCCGTCACTGTCAATGTCGATATGGTTCATGCCTACAAGTATACACCCCCTTGTGTCCTTAGTGTAATTGCCCCGGTGTATGAGAATAGCAGTCCTCCCCGGTACGTCTTGAACATGGAAGCAGTTGCCGAATTTTGGGGAGTAGATACGGTGAACAATATACTTTCCTTCCGGTATACAGGATATGCTTTTCTGATTACCCAGATCCGGCAGTTCAAGGGTTAAAAGTTTCAATAGTATTTCCTTGCCGTCGAACACAACCAGCGTTCCAAGCGTCTGCATATTTCCGTATTCCCGGCTTATAACTACTTTCATGCGACTAATTTTTTAAGTTTATTTTTTGAACGGTGGATATAGGTCTGAACCGTACCCATCGGCATCTTTAATTCTGCGGCCATTTCCCGCATTTTCCAACCTTCGCAGTACATAGCCATCACTTTTCTGTGTGTGTCGGTCCTAAGCGTCCGTATGCCTTCCTGAATGATTTCAAACTCCTGATTGTATATACAAATTCTTTCCGGTGTACGGGTGTCGGCAAAAGTCAAATCATATTCTGAAAGCTGAGGTATTCGCTTCTTCTTCCGGACAAAATCTATTATCCTATTCTTTGCAATCTCATGGAGCCAGGTATTCAGCTTGACAAGCGGGATGAAATATTTAATCGAAGCAAAAGCCCGTTCAAAGGTTTCCATGACTAAATCTTCTGCGTCTGTCTCATTACGAATCCTTCGGAGGATAAAATAGTAGACAGGTAGTTTATAGGTATTAAACATCTCTGTAAACGCCCGTTCATCCCCTCTCTGGACAGCCCGTATGAGATCCGCTTCGGTCATCCTATCATCTCTTTCACTCCCCACAGGGCAGCGATAAGAGAGCAGATGATTCCGATACCGATGTAAATTGTTTTCTTTACCGCCTTGCTCGTAATCATGTTTTCCTGTAACCCCTCTATCACCCTCACCTGCGGACAATGGTCAATACTATGAGGCAAGTGTTCATTGATTATCTTCTCATGCTTTGCCACACTGCCATTCAGCTTATCCAACCGCGCCTTTACCTCGTGGAAGTTGTCATCAATACTGGCAAACATCCTGTCAAAGTAGTCCCTGTCGTTATACATCTCAGCCATTCTATATTAGTATCATATTTGATAAGTCTGTCAATATATGAGTAAGTCATACAACCCCCTTTCCAAGTGCATCCATATACGCTTCGCAAGCGTTAGTTATTGCAGTTATTTCCGCACCGCTGAATCCTTTCCCCATAAAAGCAATGGATAATTGGTCAGGGCTATGTTGGCTCGTCTTCGTTCCTAAATTCATAGCTAAAAGATGAATATTATAATTTTGAAGTGACGTTGAAACTTCTGTATTACCAGAGCAATTCAAATCAGTTCCGTTTTTATACCCGTCAACGGCATTTGCCCCGACACGGCTTGCAATCAACATTCCTTTAGTATCTCCGGTTGCGGCTTCATACGTATATGTTGCTTGATTCACCCTGCAATAAAATCTTCCAACTGTATCGTAATTCATTCGGGGATTGATATACGATTCATTGCCAGCATCGACAACACCAAGAATTGTATAGGCTCCGATTGTTGTTGTTCTTACGTATGCTCCAAGCGATGCACTGTTAAGCAGGTAATTTTCACCTTGTGCAAAAGGATTGTAATTCGTATCCAAAGATTTCGTTGCACCACCAACATACCCTTCGTATTGTGTAAAGGTCGGGGCGTTTACGGCAGTACAATGATGAGCATCTTTTACAAGATTCTTTAATGAAGACTCAGATGTTTCCCCTGCAAGTACATATAATGTATCGAAAGCCTCGGATAATGCAGATATGGAAAGCCCCGTCTTTATGGATTTTATTAATGTGTTAAGTCTTAAAAGTTGTGCTGAACTCAATAGAGTTGTCAGTCCAGTAATATAAGTTGTCAGTTCTGCTTCTGCATTTATATTATTAGTCACAGATATATTAGTTCCATTAGCAACGACAGTAATCGAATCTCCATAGACAAAGGCAACCGTAACGGTAAGTGTTAAAATTTTACCCGTCCCGTCAAGGGTTGCACTACTTATTGTCTTTCCTGCGATAGTAAAATTACCTGCGATGGCATCAGCAGGATTAACCGCTTTGGCATAAGTTAAAACCACGTCTGTCGGATCAGCGTTCTCTACTACCGCACTTGAGGGAGTCCAG